CTCGTCGGCGTAGTAGGGCGTCGCCGTCCCCACATCGTAGTCACCGTAGTTCGGCTCAGCCCCGGCGGCGCGGACGGCGGCGTCGGCGCGGTTGAAGTCGCCGAGGTCGTACTCGAAATAGACATCGGAGCGCTTGGTGACCGGAACCAGCGGGAAGATCTTGTCAGAGAGCAGACCGTCCATGGAGGACATGAACGCCACGCTCATCATCGTGAGCGGACGATCAACATGGACTTGAGAGACGAGGGGCATCTTCGACTCCTCAGATGGCGGTGCGGGCGACGGCGCCCGAGTGGGTGATTTCGATGTCGAAGTACTCGCCGGCCGCCGCAGCGGAGAGGGCGAAGCCGAGGACGTAGGAGCCGATGACCGGATCGGTGGCGCTGCCGCCATCGCTGGTATCGACGTAGGAGGTGGTCGCGGTGATCAGGCGGCCATCGGCGGCGGCCTTCACCATGTCACCAGCGGCAACACCGCCCGAACCGGCGACGGCGCGAACGCGGCCGTTGGTCTGGACGGAGCAGGCGCGGCCAGCGGCGGCGGGCTGATCCAGCAGGATACCCAGCACCTTCTGACCCGCCGCGCTGGCGATGACACAGGTGTTGGCGGTGGTGTCGGCGGCGACTGCGTAGCCGCGCTTGCCGCTGAAGTCGGCGCCCGACAGCAGGGAGATCGGGGGGATGGAGGAGATCGCGTTCATCAGTTGCTC